AGTTGATTCATTATTAGATTGTTTTACTACTGCAACTACTTCATTCTTTGATGCAACTTATGTAGGTTCAAAAGATAGATTAACTAACTTTAGAAACTATGGAGTTCATATGTCTGCAAGTCCAGAATCATTACAGTTTGATGCAGAAGGTATGCCATATACAACCAGTACAATTACAATAACCTCAAATGTAAGTTGGACTTATAGTAACGGAGGTAATACTTGGATTAGTTGTACTCCAACTACTCATGCAGCAGGAACTACTAATGTTACTATCGGTGTTCCCCTATATGCTGGTATAAGAAATGGAACCATTAATTGGTATAATGGAGCATATAATACAACAGCAACAATAAGTCAACGTTCTTAATACATTATAATGATTACACATTTTTAATTACAGTATTAAAACATAGTTAAAAAATATGTCAAAAATCTGGAAAATATTTAAAGCAATATCAAAAGGATATGCTCTTTGGTTCTGGTACTATTTTTATAAACCATATAGAAATAAAATGGAAGCTGAAGCAAAAAGAAAAATCGAAATTTGCAAAAAATGCAATCATCTTGACCAAAATATCCAAAGATGTAATTTATGCGGGTGTTTTATGACAATCAAAGTAAAATCGGCAAAAAATGAGGATTGCTATGATGGGAGATGGGGAATTGATAATAAATAATATATAAAGAAATGAATTTATTATAATGGCAGATTATGTTAATCCTTTTGGGGAACCTATAAAGGGAGCAATTCCAAGCCAGCAAGTAGCTGTTCCTGGTGCACTTCAAATAAATGTTCCTGCAGATATTAATAGTCTTTTTAATCCTAACCTTGCTCTTACAGCTTTACAAACTTATAATAGTTTGAATAGTGCTGCTAATCAAATGTTTGGAATTGAGGCAGTGTGGTTTAGAGCAGTTCCTCAACAAAGATCTAAAGATGTTATTTTCCAGGAATATACTCTTTCCTGTGTTGATGATAAACCAATATGCGTTAAAGTAATGATAGGTCCTAACGGATTTCCAGATAGTAAATATCAATTTGATTTAATGGGACTTGAATATGAAGTTCCTACTCAACTAGAAATTGATAAAAAATATTGGGAATCAATGGTAGGATTCGGAACAGCTCCTCAAAAGAAAGATATTGTTTATCTTCCTCTTCCAAATAAACTTTATCAGGTTGAAAGTTCTTATCTTAAAAGAGGATTTCTAGAACAAGAAACAACTTGGATAATTAACCTTAGAAAATATCAAACAGAAGCTTCTAGAAGAGAAGGAGATGCTCTTAAAGAAACTATTGATAAGTATACTGTTGGAGAAGCAGAATTATTCGGAGAAGCAATTGCAAATAATATTGAAAAACTTACAGATAAAAAACAAATGTCTCCTTTTAATTCAACATCTCAAGATAAATTTAAAACTCTTGATTCGAGTTTAACTTTAAAAATTCTAAATTATAATTTAGATATTCATGGAATTATTGCTGCTCAATCGATTTATGATATGAAAAGCTCGGGGGATTTCAATGCAGTTCATTACTTAAATTCTTCAGATTATATTACTAAATCCGATGATAGAGCTGTAACTGCTTGGATTATGCCAAGAATTATTGATAAAAAAGAATATGAGGTTAAATTAATTGAAGCAAAAAATATTGGTACAATTACTGTTCCTGCAAATTATGAAATAACTATTGGCGGGGCTAAGCGTTTTGTTATGAATGACACTTTTATTATTTCTCGTCCTGGCGCACTTAATTTTTATGCAAAAGTAATTGATGATACTGATTCCGTTACTGGAAAATACTATTGCAAAATCGATACCGATGTAATAACCTATCTAAAATCGGTTAATTCTTCTTGGACAAGCATGAAGAATTATAAAATGAAAATTCAAGAACCCATAACTCTTATAGACGGAACCGATGAACTCTTAACTCATAAATTAGAAGTACTAGTTTCTGCAAATCAATATATAAAAATTATTTATGGTTCTCAAGAACATGTTATTTCAATGGATACAAGAATGCTAGATAATTCCTGGTATGGTGTTGTAGTTAATATAGGAAATACTTGGGGTCAATATAATGTTTATGTTTGGAAACCTAGTGTTTCCGGAACTGGGGATAAACTAACCAAGGTATTTTATAAAACAATTGATTTTATTCCTGAAGAAGTAGCTGTAAGTGAATATACTCTCAATCGTTCTGATTCTTATATGACAAATATTCGTTTATTTAAAACGACTATCGAAGAGGAAAAACAACCTTTTGAATTACTATCGTATTTTTCAAAAGATGCAGATCAAGCTATTGTGCTGGACTCGGCAGATTTACGTTTTACCGCTCCTTACGTCTCTAAACAACGCTAACTGATTAAAAACCAATTATATGAAAGCAAATGATATGAAAGATGAACTTCAAAAAATGATCGACGCAGCTGATGATCGTTTAGATAAAAATGTAGTTCCCCCTTCAAATGCTGTTCCTGAATTAATGATGGAACCTAGATTTACTATGGATTTTAGAAAGCTTCATAAAAAGTGTGATGGCGAAGCTAAAAAAATGATTAAAAATGCTACGGGATTTATGCTCTCGGATGATACTGTAAAAAACAATCCATATATGAAAAATAAAATGCAAGTGGATGTTGTATCACTTTCGAGTATGCTTTATCAATTGAAGGTAAATGAAATGATGCAGGAAACTCTCATGGAGGAGGTCCGTGCCGGCGCGACACACAATCGCAATTTTGAGGTCTTTGGTCAACTAAGCAAGACCATCGGCGAGTTAAATAAACAACTCCTACAGACCGTAGAGGCCATAAAATCAACCTACAAGGATATTAGATTTGATGTTAAAGAAAAAGAGAACGAATTAAGAGCTATTGGACCAGGCCAAAATGGAATGATAAGAAATGATCGAGGTCTTGTTGCATTAGGAACAAAAGAACTTATTCGAGAGACTAAAAAATTAAAAAGTCCAAATATGGGGGCAATTCAGGATGTTGAAGAGATACCAGTAGAAATAATACTCTTACCATTGGATCCCAGTATACTTGCAGAAACAATACCTACATTTATAGAAATGCCATTAACAACATTATAAAATGTCACACAATTTAATATGGACTACAGAAATAGTCAACCAAACTTTAAGCCAACTTCGATTTGGATCCGATGTTGATCTTGATTGTTTTCATCAAAGAGATCCGGAATTAAAAGCAGATAATGTTCTTTTCCAATTAACCAAAGAAGAAGAAGAAGAATTTATTAAATGCTCTCAAAATATAGATTATTTTGTTGAAACCTATTGTCAATTTCTAACTGACTACGGAAGGCAAACAGTTAAATTAAGAGAATTTCAAAAAGAGATTCTTAATACCCTCGGAGATGAAATATGGCTTGAAGATCTTGAGGATCTAGGACCAAGTGTTAGAAATTATATTTTAATGGCAGCTCGACAGACAGGTAAGACTACTACTATTGCTGCTTTTTTTGCTTGGTATCTTTGCTTTCATACAGATAGAAATCTTCTTATTCTTGCTAATAAACAACAAACAACTACAGAAATTGTAGCTAAGGTAGTTTATGTTTTTCGAGGTCTTCCTTTCTTTATGAAACCAGGTATAAAACGAATCGGGGCTTTAGGATTAAACCTCGATAATGGATGTATGTTAACATCTCAAGCAACTACAAAAACAGCAGCTATTGGTTTTGCAATCCATGTATTATACATTGATGAATTTGCCCACATTAACCAGAAATTAGCTCGTTCTTTCTGGAGATCTGTTTATCCTACTCTTTCTAGTTCTAGAGTTTCTCAATGTATCATTTCTTCTACCCCTGATGGCGTTGATAACTTATTCTATGAAATTTGGGATAAAGCAAATAAAGGTATAAATAGTTTTATTTGGAAACGAGTTGATTATTGGGAAGTTCCTGGTCATGATGATGCTTGGGCTGAACAAGAAAAAGCTAATTTTGGGGAAGAGGAATTTGCTCAAGAATACGAACTTTCATTTGATAGAAAATCCAATCTTCTTTTATCGGGATCCGATCTTGCTTGGATCAGAAGAATATCTACAAAATATAAATATCGAGAATTAGAAAAAACCGGATTGGATGAAATGGTTTATAGGGATCTTTTAAAATGGCATCCGGATTTTGATCCTAATGGGGATATTGATTCAAGGATTGTTCGATTTATACTTTCTAATGATATTGCTGAAGGTAAAGAAGATGAAGAGGATAAGGATAATGATTTTAATGTTACAACTATTTGGGCTGTTGAACCCAAATCTAGAGCTAAATTAAGAAAATTAAGAAAAGATGAAAGAGTTATAAAAAATTTATTCAGAATAAGGCAGGTGGGGGTATTTAGAGATAATATGGGGGATGAAGAAGTAATGGCTCATGTAAATAAAGCTATCGCTTTTGATCAACTACCTAAAGATTCTTTTAGATGGTTAATAGAAATGAATTTTAATGGAAAAGCTTATTTAAGTAAGCTTATGGAACATGAGGAATATGAAGATGCTTATGTTATGCGTTCATATCATACAGCTCCTGTTCCGGGAGAAAGGCATCCAAGAAAAAAAGCAGGATTTAAAGTTACATCAAATAAAGAATATTTCTGTAAATTAGGAAAAAAGCTTATTTCTCAAAAAACTATTATTCCCAATGAAAAAGAAACTTTAGCAGAATTTGGATCTTTCGGAAAAGTTAAAAATAGTTATAAAGGAATAGCAAAACATGATGATATTGCTATGTCAACTCTTAATTTATCAAGATTTTATGAAGAATCTGAATATGCTGATTGGTTATATGATTTTTTGGATCAAATGCCAACATCTGATCTAAAAAGTTATATGTTACAGATTATTCAGGAACCAGCAGATTCAAAAGAAGAAATGAATGATAATCAATTCAAAGCTTTTTATGAACAACCAGAAAAAGCTGCTAGTGAGCAAGAAGCAATTAAACAAATATGGACTTCTCATGGAAAAGGTAGTAGTTCTAAATATCCTGGTATGGGAACCCCCTGGTCTACAAAAAGATGAGTCTGCTCAGTTCAGGTAAAAGCCAAATCATGAATAGAAGTTTTTTGATATATAAATAAAAGACATTATTTGAATAAGTCGGAAAGTAGTTTTTTAGTAATTTTCTGGTGAATAAATAATAAAAATAAATGAAATAAATATGGCAAAACTTTCTTTAGATCTATCCCAATTTAAAGCTGCTGGCGTTTATACAGTCGAAGTAGATCAGTCTGAAAGAATTACGGTTTCTACTCAATCATTAAGATTAGTGGTTGGATTCTCAAAAATAGGTCCATTTAATGCTCCTACATTCATTCGTTCCACAAGAGACCGTATCAGATTTTTTGGTGATATAGACAAAAAGTTAGAGAAAAAAGGATCTTTCTTTCAAAGATCAATAGATACCTGCTTACTTCAAGCACCCGTATTTGCTCTTAATCTTCTTAATGTTGGTAATGATGCTTCTACAGAATCTACTGGATTCGCTTCTCTATCAATAAACTGTGCTTCTAGTAATATAGGAATTAATACAGATCAATATATTAATTTCTTTAATAGAGAAAGATTTTGGAAAGCAGATTCCGATTATCTATTAGGGGTTGCAGGAAATGCAGAAAATGTTTCCGGTGCTAATGGTATTCAAAATACTTCTCTTTTGCAAATTGCAAATGTTGGAACAAAAACTATTTCAGTTATTATAAGAAAAGCCGTTGGACTTCAAGGTTATAGTGTTACTGCTAAAAATTGGTATGGTTCTGATACAAACATTCCTTATGAGTGGATTCGTCCTTCTGATTTAATGAAAGATTATTTTATTCAAGTTATAGCTATTGAAGGTAACTGGACAAATTATAATAACCTATCAACCGATCCATTTTTCTCAGCTTATTTTAATTCTAAAGGTGTTATACCTTCGAAATTAAATGAATTCATTAGTCTTCCTAATGTAAGTTTAATTGGATCCTGGATTGGAACATTTATTCCAGAATTTAGAGATCAAATGGGGGCTAATCAGAATATTGAGGATATTATTAATGCTTCAACCCCTCTTACGGGGATTTTAGTAAACGTTAACCAAGATGCTCTTGATCAGCTTAATTGGGATGAAATTTCCCAGCAATGGAAAAGTGGAGATGGAACTACAACAGGTGGGGCTTCTCATTTGGTAGATCTTGTCGGTCACGGGCTTATAGATTTAACAACAGGCGATGTTTCAAGAGGATTTTTAAGTTATGGTATTGATGTATCTCAAAATGTTATTCATAACCAACTACATATTCAGCTTATTGGAACTACAGGTCAAAAATTCTCACTCGCTGTAGATGCTTCTAATTTACAAACATCACTTACAATAGGAACTTTTCTTAAAAAGGATGGTTCTGTAAATGGAGGATCAGGGGTAACTTATATCACTTCTAAGATATATGATGTTTCTGCTTATGTTTATGAAACGGCAGAACCTATTTATCATTATTCAGCAACCATAAGTCCATCAGAAGCTTATATTCAAAAACCAATAGATGATGCTTCTGTAACTACAGCATATAAATTTTTACCGCTTGATGGACTTCATTTAACCTCTAATCATCTTCCTGGATATACCACATCGGGTGCACCAGGTGTTGAAGCTGGTATTGAAAAAGTTTACTCAATGCTTGAAGATGAAGGTATTCTAAGAGGATTAACCAATCCAGATATGATCAACTTCAGATATGTTGTAGATACAATGGCTTATGGCTTACAACCTAATCTTGGGGGAAAAGTTTATCTTTCAAGACTTGCTAAGAAAAGAGGCAAATGCACTGCTATTTTAAGTGCACCTGCAATAGCTCAGTTTGCATCAAGTCAGGATCCTTATTTCTGCGATATGTTTATTTCAGGAACAGATCCTAAACCAATATTTAGTACAGAGTATATCCCTGTAGGAGGTAATCCAGATTTACCAAGAAGCTTTAGATTCACTCTTCCAGATGAAGACAATGGATCTAAATTTACCGGGGTATTTGGACCATTTCTTACCTATACAGAAAATGATAAAACTATTTCAGTTCCACCAGCTGCGGATATCTCAAACAGCTTTGTAAGAAAATTCCTAGGGGGGGATCCATATGCCATCGTTGCTAATAAAAATGGTATCGTTTCTAATCCTAATTTAGCTGGAGTTGAATATATGGTTGATGCTCAAGATAGAAGCTATCTAGAACCATTTGGATATAATTCTATCGTTCAAAGAACTTCAACAGGGGAAATACTTATTTATGCTAACAGAACAGCTTTTCAAACTGTAAAGAGTGATTACAACTATTTACATGTTAGGGAGCTTTTAAATACAATTGAATTACAAGTTGAAGAAGTTCTAAAGAATTTTGTATTTGATTTCAATAATCCTGTAACTAGACTTACGATTGTTAATGCAATTACTCCAATTCTTCAAAGTATCCAGGATGCTGGAGCTCTTACCCAATATGAAATTGTAATGGATGAGTCAAACAACACCCCTGATATTGTTGATGAAGGATTTGCTATTATTGATATTGGAGTTTGGGTTACTAAAGGAATGGAAAAAATCATTCAAAGAATTACAGTATACAAAACCGGTGGATCTAGCTCAGGTAGCTTTAGTTCACTTTAATGGAGAATAAATAAAATAAAAGTATCGCGAGATGGCAGAAAATTTTAAATCGCAAGGAACATTCGGTATACCTCACTGGAGAAGTTCAAGAGCTGCACAAGAACTCTATGAACCGTTATATTTGAACTTATTTACAGTTCAGATCTCTCTTCCAGTTGGTGTCGGTTCTACAGAAGAGAACACGAATCTTTTACTTGAAAATATTATAAGTATTGGGGGTCTAGAATCAAATTCATTCCCAACAACTCCTCAGCAGCAGAATTATAAGTGGGCTGGAAGAAGATTTGCTGGATCCAAACCTGATAAGACCACGATGGACGTTGCACTCGCCTTTGAAGTTAACTTAAATCGTACTCCAAGTGCTTATGTTCTAAAAACTCTCAGAAAATGGAATGATCTAGTTTATGATCCTCTTACAGGTAGAACAGGTATTAAAGCTGATTACGTAGCTCCTTGGGCATTAATAACCCTATATGATAGAGCTAATAATCCTTACTGGCAATGGAAACTTTATAATTTATTTCCAATTACTCCTCTTAACGTTCCTGAAATTGCTTATATGAGTGAAGAGATTTATCGAATCGAAGGATATACACTTGCCTGCGACAGCTGGGACGAAACAATTGTTTAAAAATAAATATTAAAGAATATGGAAGCAGCAAAATTAGTATCTGAAAGTTTAGAGGAATTTCAAGAAATAACTGAAAAGCTTAAGGGAAAACAATATAAAATAGATGCCGATAAAAATAAGAAAATTACTCCTAATGATTTCACAATTCTTAGAGGAGAAAAAAAACCACCAAAAAGGGTAACGGATAAAGATGAAAATAAAAAGGTTTAATTGGTTTCTTGATTTAATTTGTCAAGAAACAGTTGAAGCAATTACTTTATGCCCTTTTGGAATTTATATTCGTGCTGAAATCCCTGATATGATAGTAGTTCAACATGAGCAAATACACTGGAAACAACAAATAGAGATGTTGGTAATACCATTTTATATTTGGTATGGAATAGAAACTTTATTAAGAGGATATAATAAAATTTCATTTGAACAGGAGGCTTATAAAAATGAAAATAATACAAATTATTTAAAAATACGCAAGCATTATGCTTGGATAAAATATCTAAAAAGAGTATTATGAGGGAATTTAATTCCCTCTTTTTTTGTTTAAAACTATTGAGTTTTGGTGTATAATATATAGATAAATTGATCAATCGAATATGAAAAAGAAAGAAATTTACGAAAAACCTACGCTTGTTAAGATAGAGAAAATGGTCTTTATGTTCGAACCCTATAAGAAAAGATCTAAGCTGACATGTAGACAATGTTCGGGGTGTCATGGATGTAGATAAAATTTTTAGAGAAGATGAAAGTCGTAAGAGAAAATTTATTTGAAGAATTAATTCATTATAAGGAAAGATCCAAAGAAGAAAAGGAAATTATAAATCATTTAGACAAAAAGCTAGAGTCCAAAGACTGGAAAGAATCTTATGCTGAAAATGATGATCACTGGACAAAAGATATGAAACCCTCTCCCCTTGCATTTGAATTAATGAAAGATTTAAAGCGTGCAGATAAAAAAAATGCAGATATACTTGAGATTGGAATCGGAAACGGAAGAGACAGCATATTCTTTGCAAAGAAAGGGCACAATGTTACCGGAATTGATATAGCCGAAGCTGCAGTTAAAATTGCAAAGAAAAATATTAAGAAAACTAAAAATGTAAAATTTGAAGTTGGAAAAGCTGAAAAATTAAAATATGAAGATGAATCTTTTGACGCAGTTTATTCTATTGCTGCTTTGCATTCTTCTATAATATATGATACCTTTGCTGAAATCTATAGAGTATTAAAGCCCAAAGGAATTGCTAAATTGTATTTGTATACAAAAACAAAAGCTGGAAAAAAATGGATGATTTATTGGGATACAGATGAAATAAAAAGTGCAGCAAAAGAAACTGGTTTTAATATTGAAAAATTTAGAATCGGACATAATATTGATAAAATTGAAGTTCCAAATATTGAAGGAGAGATCGAACAAGAATCATATTTAGCTATTATGACATTTAAGAAGAAAAATTAATTTAAATATATGGAAAAAAATAAATTGGTTTTTGAAAGTTTAGAAGAATTTCAAAATACCGGATGGGATAAATGGCTAAAGGAATTTCGAAAAATTCTGGAAGAAGAACATTTATTTGCGGATATAATAGTAGACGATATGATTGAATATAACGAAAAAGAATTATTTAATTTATACGATTTAGGTATAGATCCGGAGCAAGCATCAGAGCTATATGTGGACGGAAAAATTTAAACTTTTTGTTTAAAACTATCAGGTTTTTTGGCGTATAATAATATATAGATAAATTGTATAAAATTTATAATTATGCCAGACAATATTAATGAAGAAAAATTAAAAGAATTTGTTGAATCAAAAGAAGGACAAATCGGTCCTCCAATAACTCCAATACCAGGAGGAGCTATTCCAATTCCATTTGCACAATCAAGGGATCCCCAAAATGAGTTAGGATGGGAAAGATTAAAAATAACAGATCTCCCGACTCAAGGATTATTTTATCCTGAAGGAACGGAAATAATTATTAGATCCGCCACGGCCAATGAAATAAGGCACTGGTCGACTCTCAATGAAGATGATCTTTTCCTCTTAGATGACATGCTAAATTATGTTCTTGAAAGATGTTGCAATGTTAAATATCCGAATAATAAATTATCTTCTTGGAGAGATCTAAAAGAAGTTGATCGTTTTTATCTTATTCTTGCAATTAGAGAAAGAACATTTGTAAAAGGGGAAAATAAACTTCAAGCAAAAGTTTCCGAAACATCTAAAATTGATGTTGTAAAAGACATGGTTAACTATATTACTTTTGATGATAGAATTATGAAATATTATTCTCCAGAAGAAAGATGTATTGTTTTACCATTTTTAAATGGCAAAAAACTTCGAGTTCATCTCCCATGCACAGGAGTTACTAATTGGCTAAAACAATATATCAATCGAAAAAGACAACAAGGAGAATCCTTTGATGAGGATTTCATTAGCTATGCACCATTTGTTATTGGAGACTGGAGAGGTTTAAATGATGCTTCTTATGAAAAAGCTGTAATGGAATCAAATAACTGGTCTGCTCTTGAGATCTCCCTTCTAACAGAAACTAAAAAAATATTTTCGGAAGCTATTAACCCAGTCCTTAAATATAAAGATGAAAACGGAGGTGAGCGGGTTATCCCGCTAAACTTTCAGGGAGGGATTAAATCTATTTTCCTTATTTCAGATCCGTTTTCACAGTTGGGTTAAAATTGAATTTATTTTTGCTAATAGATTTCATATTGCTCCTGTTGATATTCTACCCATGGAATTTTACGAGATTGAATATATGCTCGAAGAATTAGAGGAATTTAATAAAGAAGAGGAAAAGCGATATAAAAAGGAAGAGCAAGAAATGAAAAAGGCTCAGTCCTCAAAAGCTAAAACAGATTATGGGGGATTCAAAGTCCCTAAAGTTAATATACCAAGGCCAAAATTTTAAAATGCTCCTCTTCGGAGCATTTTCTTTTTGCAAAAGATATATAAATAAAACCTGTAGATAATGCTTCAAGCTAATGAACTTTTATATGGAATCCTAAAAACTCTTGGTAAGATTGAAACCAATACTCGAGGGGGAAAGGGCGGAACAACTGGTGGAGCAAAAGAGGGGGTAGCAGGAGGTATAAAGGACAAGATTTCTATATTATCTAATTTGGGGCCTTCATTAATGGCTTTTGGTAGAGTTAAACCCAAAGATATAAAAAGCTTTTTTAAATTCATTGAAGGGTTTCTGGAACTGGGTAAGAAGGCTAGGGGAACAGGAGTTGAACTTTTATCAAAATCACTAAATATTCTAGGTCAAGGCCTTCCAGGGCTTGCTACAGGATTGGATGCTTTAGGCAAAATAAAACTAAAACAAGTTGAAAGAGCTATTTATAGTTTAAGATTGCTCTATGATTTTATGGAGGAAAAAGGAAACGCCTCAAGCACAGCAAAAGTTAATCGAGCTGTAAAAACTTTTGAAAAAATAGGAACTTCTCTTCAAAAAATCTCCAAACCAATAAAAGATATTTCTTTAGGATTTGCTTATCTAGGAATAGGAATTCTTGCATTTGCAGGATCGTTATTACTTACAGCAATGCTTCTTAAATTATCTAAGCCAACAGATGTTCTTATATTCTTAGGGATTACAGTTCTTGCATTCCTTGTAATGTTTGGAATGCTTGCTTTAGCTAATAGATTTATTAAAACAGGAACAAAAACTATTGCAGATATGGGGCTGGGATTGGCCGCATTATCTTTGGGAATTGTTTCCTTTGCTTTAACTCTTTATCTTTTACCAAAAATTTTAGGAAGCGAATCTGGCGGAAGTATTGCAAAAAGTCTACTTCTTATGGTAGGAATAATTGCCGCAATGGCTTTAATGTTTACTATTCTCAGTTACATGGAACCCGTAACTAAAAAGGGTTTTATTTCTATTCTTTGGATGACAGCGGGATTAATGGTATTTAGTCTAGCAATATTAGGAATGGCAGAAGTGGCTAAACTATTATCTCAAGGAGGATTAAGTGCCGTAGGAAAATCTAAGGAAGAAAAGGATGAAGGCAAAAAAGCTATTATAGGTGGTTTAGGACTGATGGGTCTTATTGTATTAGCTTCTATAGCCTTATTTGCTATATTAGGAATTCCGGGATTTTCGGAATTAATAAAATCAGGAGCTATTACAATGATGCTCATGGGAGCTGCTTTAATAGTAATGGCTTTAAGTTTAAGTCAGTTAGTTAAAGTTGGTAAAGAATTACAAGGAGATGATATTGGAACTGTATTAACTCATCTTATTGGTGGAACTATTGATGGATTTTTAGGAGGATTAGCTTCTCTTTCAGAAGGTAAAAAAGGACTTCCCGGACTTGCCGCTTTCATGAAAAACAGTGCTAAGATATTTGCTGGTGTTGCTGTTTTAATGTCTATGTCTTTAGCTCTTTCAATGTTTGCTATGGCTGTATCTGCTTTCGCTGAACTTGAAAATATGAGAATTATCGAAAGTTATGATAAAAATGGAAAACCTATATTTGGAGAAAAAGTTAATCTCACAAAAGTAGCCGATAATATTTCATATTCTATTAGCACATTCCTTACAGCTCTCTTAAATTCAACTGATAAACTTACCAAAGAAAAAGCTGTTGCGATTCGAAAAATGGGAAGAGCTCTTACAGGAAGAAGAGGAATTCTTTCAGCAGTTATCCAGTTTGCTGATGCAATGAAAATATATGCTCAATTCGGAGAAAAAAATGAAATTGGATATGTAGATTACGACGACAAAGGTAACGAGATTCATAAAAAAGTTTCAGCTGATATTGTTGTTAAAAACATGATTGGAACTTTTCTTTATTTTACAAAAACATTATTTTCTAGTTCCGAAGAAGAATTTGGGGATGGAGAAGAAGCTGGAATATCAGGCAAGCAAAAAAGACGAATGAAGAGAATGTCCAAAGCTCTTAGTGGAAGAAATGGTATTCTTGGTGCGGTTGTTCAATTTGCAGAAGTGCTTTCTCTATTTTCTCAGTTTGGGCCAAATAATGAGATTCCTCTTATGGATAAGGATGGAAAACCTGTTATGGAAAACGGAAAAGTGAAAACTATGTCCATGGATCTTATTTCTCAAAATATTGTTAAAGCTCTGACGACTTTTTCGGATACATTAGCAGGGGGATTAGAAAATACTAAGCCAAAAGATGCTAAAAAAGCTATTGCAAAATATAGCGGTATTATTGAAGAACTTTCAAAATTTTCAGAATCCCTATCTGGTTTAGAAAAAGCAAACGAAACGATTGCAAATCTTGCAAAATCTATAAGTGATCTTTCGGTAAGTTTAGATGGATTTGATCAAACTAAATTATCTAAATTAGCTGCTATATCTATAAGTGCAGGTGGACCTGCACCAGTTGCAGGAGGGCCTACTGGAGGGTCAACAGCAGAAAAACTCCAAGAAAAAACTAAAACTATCAAAGAAGCATCTGCTGTAAATCCAAACTGGGATATTATTTCCGCACAAATAGGAGAATCGGTAGGGTCTCAACTTCTCGATGCTATGAAGAAAGGTCAAGTAAAATTTGAATTTAGCCCATCATCACCAGGAAAAGGCGTTTTATCTTTTGATTAAACAAAACTCTCATTCAGTTTTTTCCTATAAAGAATAAAATACATGAAGCAGTATTTAGATTTATTACAGAACATTCTTGACAATGGCGTTGAGAAAGAGTCGGGTCGTACTAATATGCCGAATACTATAGGAATATCTCATGGTGTTATTCAAATGGATATGGCAGTGGGGTTTCCTCTCCTCACTACTAAAAAAATGTTTCTCAAAGGAATAATTCACGAACTTCTCTGGTTCTTAAGAGGAGACACAAACATCAAATATCTTGTAGATAATAACGTTAACATCTGGTCATCAGACGCTTACAGATGGTATCAAAAACAAATGTCACATCATACTGCGCAATGTACTTTTGAAGAGTTTGTTCAATTAATAAAAGATGGTACATTGATGACAGATAAACCTGATTATTCTCTTGGTGATCTCGGAAAGGTTTATGGTTACCAATGGAGGAACCAGAACGGTGTCGACCAAGTAAAGGATGTGATCGAGGGACTTCGAGATAATCCATATAGTCGTTATCATATTATAGATGCTTGGAACAAATCAGACTTCAAAGATATGGCGCTTCCACCTTGTCACTTATTGTATCAATTTATTGTACGTCCTTTAACGCAAAGAGAACGTATTGATTGGTGGTTCAATAATAAAAAACCTAACAGAGATGTTGTTGATTCTTTTGATGAATATTCGGAAGAAGAAAAATTAGCATATTTAGACAAGTATGTTCCTAAATTTTATCTCGATCTCAATATGTATCAACGTTCATGTGACAGCGCCTGCGGGATCCCGTTTAACTTGGCGTCAATGTCTCTTCTTTTAGAAATATTTTCTAAAGCGTCTAATATGATACCTGGAGTCGCAACATGGATAGGTGGAGATACGCACATATATGTTAATCATGTCGAAACTGTAAAGGAACAAATTAAAAGAACTCCATATAAACTCCCTACAATAAAGATTTTGAAGGACATCAAAACATTAGACGATATACTTGCTTTAACTGTAAATGATTTTGAATTGAAAGATTATCAAAGTCACGGAAAACTAACTTATGAACTATTTGTTGGATTAAAGGCAAATCCTAAAAAAGTATAATGAATATATAGAATAAACATACTACTATGGATATTGTTTATTTGATTACTGATACATTAACGGATTTAAAATATTTAGGTTCAAAGAAAAATTGGAAAGGAGAAAATACTTATTGGGGTTCTCCTAACTGTAAAAACAAAAGATATAAAAAATATGAATTACAACAAGAATGGAAGCGTAATTTAAAATCAAGATTAGAAAC